TAATGACGGTAACTTCAGAAACATATATTGACTCCATTGTTCCCAGAGCCTCATCGAATGAGGAGTGGTTGCTTTCGTTTCCAGTAAGGAGCGCAAACGAACTATATGTTTGGACGGAATCCGTATCGACTGGTGTTTTGACTAGGCAGACGAGGGGGCAGGATTATGTTGTGAGAATAGGTGACGATGATTCTGCGTATCTTGTTTGGAAGGGAACTTCACCGCATGGTGATACAACACATATACGAGCACAGAGACATATGATGGGGTTGCAGGCTAGTGAATATATTACAAGTTACTCCAACCTAACGCCCACTGGGTTTCAGTCTGGTATTGATGAAATAGTCCAATTGGTTCTACAGACAATGCGAGAAGACCTCCTCGAACGAAAGCATTGGTCTACTGCGGGTGAGCGTCTTACAGATGTGGCGGATGGGGTAAGTGATGATGATGCTACAACAAAATCACAAGTAGATACGGCGATTGGCGGAGGAACAAGCCCGTTTGTCGTGGCATCGGCTGATGTGGGACAGTGGGCTACTGCAAACAGTAGTGGTACATATTCGTGGGAGCCGTTTTCTGGTACTGCCGATCCTAAAGGACAAGAATATAAGTATTTGACCGGAACTGGGTGGGTTGACATTGACCTTTTCTCAACAATTACGGGGACAAAGGCATTGGGCAAACTTGTCATGGAGGTAGATGGTCGGGCTTCATGGAATACGGTTACAGAATGGTCAGAACTTGGCACGGCAAACAAAAATGTTGCGGTAGGCAGGGCGATGGGAATACACAGGTATGATTCGACAGACACATTTGGTTATCTCGATTACAGAACCGCACCAGACCTACTGCCAAACGAAATGGGAAATAGGCTCACCGCAATCGAGACCGGATATGACTCTGCCATAGGACTAAAAAACGAATATAGCAAGCAGTTGAAAACCACAGAACACACTGTGTCCTGTCTAAGAAAGCCCAGTACCGAGCCGGTCTACAGGGGATATAGTGGCATTGGTGCCGAACTAACTGGCGAGTGCGATCATCCCGTGTATGTAGGTTCTTTTACTAACCCGTTTTCTGATGCCGATATTCGTCCCTTCCTTACGCCTCATAAAGTATCCACGCTTGAGAGTTATTTAGACTTTTCTTCGGCTACCCCATTAGAGCACGGCGACTTCTTCTTTTCCTATGTCATGAATTTGATTTCTATTACCTCAAGCACCATTACATTTGCAGCAGCAGCACTGTTACATGAAAGATATGAATATATTCCCGGAGCAACAAATCTGCGCATAATTACCCTCCCAGATGAAATGGATATAACCTTCAACGCATTGTGGTTCAAGCAAAAAGTATGACCGTATCATCTCAACAATACTCCGTCAAATATCGTGGAATAGGCATAGATTCCGAAGACTTTCCCATACCCTTTGGGTTTAGACACAGTTCGGTTCTCAAGGTCGAGACTATTGACAGCGCAGGGGTAGCCACACAAAGAACACTCTCGACTGATGGTGTATCGAACGACTATACACTCACACAAATGACAAAAAGTGCTACACAGGTAGTTTCAAATAGTCCTCGCACACAGTTTGGTTGGATCATGTGGGTTGGTGTAAGTCCTACCGACATCGTACACATCTATAAAGATGAGACCATGTTGCAGCCCACCGACTTCACAGACTCGACTTCGATTTCTCAAGAAAGTTTTGGCACATCAAAAGATCGAATAACCGATGCGTTGTCTAGCACTATAAACAGGTCAGACGAAGACCCCTCCGCATATAGCGCAGACTCGCGCAGGATTGCTTCGCTGGGTACGCCAGCCAGAAATGATTCTTCCCTAACAAAGGGCGTGCTCGATTCTATGCAAACTACAAGTACGCTGACAATACCAGCGTCTGGTGGTTCTGGCGATGACGGGAAATTGCTTGCGCCTACAGGATACGCGCCGAGCACCCCAACCATTGCGTGGAGCAGTCGTCTTGCCCTGCCAACACCAACCGGAGACAAATATGTGTTGTCCCCCGTCAGTGATTATGCCAACCCCCCATATATTGAATGGACTTTGCCGAGATGGATATCGGCACCTCCAGACAATGGATTGAGTTATTGTGTGAGTTATGATCGTACAAGTCCTAGCGTCACCGACAAATCTATGGATTGGCGCGAGTATCGAAATACAACAGCAACCTGGTTGGCGACTCTCCAGACCGGCTATTTCTTGATCCACGAAGGCTCAAGTAGTTCTCATAGGAAAAGAGAAGATACATCGGGGCAGTCTGTGGCTCCAAGCAGCACAAACGCTGTACTAAACAGGATGGTTGCTACGGACGATGGGACGATTACACAAAGTCCCAGATTCAAGATTACTGAAACAGATATCAAGGTAGATGTATCCACCTTATCGGGACCACCAGATGGGACGGGTTCGGACACTGGTTTGCATGATCTTCGGTTTCCCCTTTCCGTCAACCACACTATGGTTGATGATGCTGGCAACAACATTGCTCCGACAATGATATTTTTACAACCACAAACCTTCCCGGTAACTGTCCAAGATTATAGTGGTGCCGACTTTACGGCGTATCCCGTGTTCAAGGCATATCACGCACATCTTGATAAAGACGCAAACGTTGGTGATTTATCTCACGCTACAGCATTGACGGGAACACTAACCTGTATGAATCACACAACACACCCGACTAGCACACCAGGCGGGGACTCAAAGTTCTTGATTTGGGGCAATAGTGTTGAGGCTAATCCATCTTCCGAGACAGTGGTTTTGCATGTCTTGAGTATTTATGATACGAGTATCTGATGGCTATTGATAAAACATCCCGAATTGAAACACTGACGGGCAACGGCTCTAGTAATCAGGTTTTTGATGTTCCGTTCGCAGCAGAAGACACTGGAGATGTGACGGTCTATAACCCCTCTGGAAATATAATGAGAGAGGGAATAGATTATACCGTAACACTCAATGGACTCCCTGCATCAACCGCCAATACCGTTAGGGTTACATGGATCGGAACCAGCCCCTCTGGAACCGTGTCATTTTATAGAAATTCTGACAGGCTTCAACCCGTAGATTTATTGTCGGGTTATGCAACAGGCGAAATAGAAAAGGTTTTTGATAAAGCCACCCTCGCATATCAAAACACAATGCGAACAACCAACAATGTGTTTGATGCACAGGACGGTCGTTTGCAGGGCTTGCCAGAACCTACACAAGACAGCGACATAGCAACTGTGCGTTATGCACAGGAGCAATACTCGAAAAAGGGATATATTTGCCCGCCTGTACTCAGAGTAGACACACCCAAATGCCTGTATGCATACAGTACATCTTCGGTTGGCTGGAAGGATCCGTTCGATGTTCCTTACCCTGCTGCACACAACAAAATACTAAAGGTTGACGGTGGAGGCGATCCGGCTTGGGTGGCTCCCGTTGATTATGCACCTACCTTTCCTACTGATGAAGAGAAGTATCTGTCTTTGGATTCCGGACTAGATACCGTGTGGAGAACGGTAAACCAATTGCCGTTGTATGAAAACGGAAATGCTGGAGATGCGTGTGTTTATCAGTTGGGCGATACTGTGGCGTGGTACCCAATCAGATTCTTGCCCGTGGCGTATAACCAACATAAGTATTTGTGGAACTCAACAGGTACTGGTGCTGATGGTGCTGTGGGCTTAGTTGCCAACACGACCTATGCTGCTGCAAAGGGCGCATTGCTTGATGAAGGAGACACAGACGCAAACTATGGTGGCGAAGCTACACTCGTAATACAAAGCCATACCGGAGATCAGAACAACCCAATCTTTGAGTGGGATCTAAGTGCACTTACTGCTGCCGACTACACGATGGATACCATCGTCAGCGTGAGGTTGCGGCTGAGATTTACTGCGGGAAGCGGTTCGGCACGCTCAGTAATAATCAAAAGAATGCCCGACACATTTGTTCAGGGCACCGGTGCTTCGGGTAATAGTTTCAACGATGACGGGGCAACATGGGAACAGCCTGGCATAGGCAGTACGGACTGGGTGTGGACTGATGGTGGTATCGCAGACCTTGACCACGAACTTCCGGTTCCATCGTTTACCATAGGCTCTGGTGTAGAAACAGGCGATTACACATATGTTGATATGACACAACTATTCTTGGATGCACTACATAGGCGTAGTGGCATATTGAGGATTATGATTTATGATCCTGACACAACAGGATCGGCGGTAACGGGGACGATACACTCTAACAGTGGAGCCACCCATCAGATTCTTTTGGAAGTCAAAAACGCGAACGCAAGAACTGGCTATTGGCAACCGTGTAATTATAAACATGTGGACGACAGATCACCGTGGAGTGACAACCATTTTGATATGCAGTTAGAACCAGACACGCTCAATTTACACCAACCACATTGTGCGAGAATGGGTATTTTTGTTACCCATGATGATCTAACAGGTCTCCATACTACGGATGGTCATGGCGTTGCCTGTGCGTACGCAACAAGCGAGTCAACTGAAGATTTATCTCCTGACAACGAGGGGTTTATGTTGCACGAAGCATATCATCCCGCCGGTACGGCGAGTGGAGACTCGGTGTGGGGCTTTATAGATAGAAGTAGTGAACCCACCGGTGAACAGGCGGGGTCGATGAGATTACGAATAAGTTCGATTTGGTTGGAAAATGAATAAAGAAGCAGAAAAAGAGTTTGTAGATTTGTTGGCGGAACTGGGTTCTTCCATGTCTACCAATCAACTCACAGAGTTGTATGGTGATACATATGATAATGGTTGTGTTGGTGGTCCCTATGATTGGCAAAAGGAATTTCACGACTACGGCTTTGACCATAAAGAGAGAGCGATTATTGCTGGCAACCGTGTTGGAAAGACCCGTACTGCTGCTGCCGAGGTAGCAATACACCTCACGGGTCTTTATCCTAAGTGGTGGGCTGGACGACAGTTTCTAAATGCAACGGATTGGATTGTGGCAGCACCTACCAACGAACTGTGCAGGGACATTCTTCAGTTGGCACTGGTCGGCAACATGGTAGAAGGGGAGAAGGCTCCAGATGGTACAGGTTGGATTCCGTCTAATACTATTGTTGACTATGGTTGGAGGCAATGTGGAGTCCCCAATGTTATGGACTCTATTCGTGTCAAGCATGTTTCTGGTGGTACGAGCCTATGCACTTTCAAATCATACGAACAGGGTCCGGTCAAGTTCCAGGGAGTGGCGCGTGACGGTGTTTGGCTCGATGAAGAACCTACCGATTATGAGATTTACACTGAGTCGCTCACCAGAACCCTAGACAAAAATGGACTGGTCATCTTCTCCCGTACTCCGCTATTCGGGTTGTCTGATGTTATCAAGCACTTTACAGATGGTGGCTTGGGTATTTATTACAAGAATGTGACATGGGACGACTCGCCCCACCTAGACGACGATGCGAAGTCTCAATTGTTAGCAAGTTATCCAGAACACGAAAGAGATACCCGTGCAAAGGGTGTTCCGATGATGGGTTCAGGTGGCGTGTATGCGATACCAGACGAACAGATTATGTGTGATCCATTTGAGATACCAGACCACTTCAGGCGTGTCTGTGGCATCGACTTTGGAATAGATCACCCGGCTGCTGCGTGTTGGATCGCGTTTGATGCTGATGCCGATGTTGTTTATGTGTATGACTGCTATAAGGAGCGAGGTCAAACGGCTGCCTATCATTCTCAGGCAATCATGAGTCGGGGGAAGTGGATACCGGTGTCGTTCCCCCACGATGGAATGATTCGGGACAAGGGCGGTGGGGTTGCCCTGAAAGACCAATATATGGCACATGGTGTAAATATGTTGGGATTCTCGGCTAGATATGACGATGCGAAGGGTGGGGGACAATCAAGAGAACCCATTACATTGGAGATACTGGAACGGATGCGTACGGGCAGATTCAAGGTATTCAACCACCTTTCCGCTTGGTTCGAGGAAAAACGCATGTTGCACAGAAAAGATGGTAAAATCGTCCCAGAAAGGGATGATATTGAGTCTGCCACTCGTTACGCAGTAATGATGCTGCGGTGTGCCAGAACTTATGTTGACGAACACAACCCTAAGCAGAGTAGGGTTGAGTATGATTCATATTGTCCTCTGCAAGGATTTTAGGTGATGAAATGAGAAATATATTTTGGGAACTTGAACACGGATTTAGGCATGATGCTCTTTTGGGTGGAGCACCCGACATACCCCCGCCCACGCCACCAGTAATAAAACCCCCACCCGCAGTTAGGACAAGGGGTGGTACTGAGGCTCGAAAGAAAGCATATGGTCGCAGAAGAAGAATGTCATTAGCAGGACAAGGATCTACTGCTGCTGGTGGTTATGCGTCTGGTGGTGCAACTGGTGGTCAAACCCTGATGGGTGGTTAGTATGCCCCGTGATTACAAGAAAGAGTATGCCCGCGATCACGCTTCTACTAAACAGAAGAAGGACAGGGCTGCTCGTAATAAAGCAAGAAGAACCCTCATGACCGAGGGCAGGGTATCTAAGGGTGATGGTAAGGAAGTTCATCACAAAACGGCTTTGAGCAAGGGTGGGGGCACTAATCGTGCCAATTGGCAAGTTGTGTCAAGGACTCGTAATAGGAAAAAAGGTCGTAAAAACGGAGCAGCATAATGCCAGGTAACGCAGCACAAACAATAAAGTCGTTCAAGGACGCGAAAGCAGACCGCCACAACTGGGATAATCATTGGCAGGACATTGCAGACTATGTTTTGCCTACCCGCGATTTTCAGGTCAAGAAAACACGCGGCACTCAACGGCGTGGTCGCATATACAACACAACAGCACCAGAGGCAGCCGTTCAGTTGGCTGCTGCGCTAGAGGGCATGTTGTTCAATACAGGCATACGATGGTTCGAGTTGACAACAGAAGATGAATCTGTCAACAATTTGCATGAAGTGAAAGAATGGTTGTATGACTCAACCAATCGTATGCTCGCCTATTTCGACAACACAAAATCCAGATTTTCTCTTTCTGCACATGAAGCAGCATTGGATCTCGTTACATTTGGCACGGGTGTCATACTCGTTCAAGAGAGCAAGGGGATGCTCAAGTATCAAGCGAGAGACCTAAGTGGCATATACCTCAAATCCAGCGATGACGGAGACATTGTGGATGTCTTTAGAGAGTTCACCATGCCTGCGTGGGAGTGTGTGGAGGTCTTTGGGGCAGGGAGCGTAAGCGAAAAAACCAGAAAGCTTGCGGAAGACCCAGAAAAGAAGGACAAAGACATCAATGTCCTGCACCACATATATCTCAGGCTAGAGAGAGAGTACGCCAAGAGAGACAAAACAAACAAACCGTGGGGGTCTCACTACTTGGAGGTTGACGAGAAGCACAGTCTGAGCACGGGCGGATTTGACGAAAATCCATACATCATCGTCCGTTGGAGTAAGGCTGCTGAAGAGGTCTATGGTCGTTCCCCTGCAATGGAGGTTCTTCCAACCATCAAGGTGGTCAACGCGATGGCTAGGACAACGCTAGAAGCCTCTGAGCTGGCTGTACGACCGCCTGTGATTGTAGGTGCCGGGACTATGGAGGGACCAATCAGAACGGCTCCAGGCTCCATTATGTATGTCAGACAGGGAACTAGAGATTTACCCCAGCCATTCA